GAAATGATATACATAACTTTGATCAAACTTCAGGAGATCATTATTATTTAGCAATGTACATTAGTACAGCTGTAATTGGAAAATCGACATCAGATTATTTAACTGGGGGCGAAACTGATAATGACGCTGGTAGTGCATACACTGCTGGTGGAAAACTTTTAGCTGTCGCTGGTCAAACCCATAAATTATCTAATGACACAGCAATTGTAGATTGGACAAATCTTTCTTGGCAGACTGCTACNCTTACAGCTCGTGGTGCATTAATTTATAATAAATCTTCAAGTAATAAATCAGTTTGTGTTTTAGATTTTGGTGGAGATAAAACTGCTACAGCTGGAACTTTTACAATTCAATTTCCAAATTTCACAGATACATTAGCTATCCTACGAATAGCATAGGGAGGCACTCCTTATGGCTAAAACCTGGGGCTCACTAACATGGGGAGAAGGGCTATGGGGCGATCAAACGTCCACAACTGTTTCTCTTACGGGTGTTAGTACTACTACTACAGTCGGAGATCCATTATCATATAACAATGAAGGTTGGGGTCGTTATCTTTGGGGAGAAAGAGATTGGGGTAGTGATGTTGAAACTGAAACTATTTCTCTTACAGGACTTTCTTTATCCACTTCACTTGGAGAACCACTTTCCTATAACGAAACAGGATGGGGTCGTTATCTTTGGGGTGAAGAAGATTGGGGACAAGACGGTGCAAGTGCAAATGTTGCTCCAACAGGTGTTGCGGCAACTACTGCAGTAGGAAACGAATCAGCTTTTAATTTAGAGGGATGGGGTAGAGATACTTGGGGATCTCAAGTATGGGGTGGCACTGACGCTGCTCATACTACTCTTACAGGTATTGCCACAACCACTTCTGTTGGCTCTCTAGGTGTAGAACTTCTTACAAATGTTGCAGTCACAGGAGTAGGTTTAACTTCTTCGACTGGGACTTCTACAGTTACTGCAGATGCAAATATTTCTCCAACAGGATTACAACTTAATTGGACTGTTGGTCCAATTGGAGTTTCAACTAGAAAAGATGTTGAAGTTCCTATCGGTGTGGAAGCTGTAACTTCTATTGGTAGTAATGCTGTTGTAGCAGAGGCAATAGTTTCTCCAACAGGTTTAGGTTTAACCTCAAGTATAGGTATTCCTTTAATGATAGGTGGAATAGGAGTAGGAGTAACAGGGCTTCCTCTTACTTCTGCCGTAGGTAGTCCAAAAGAAATTAATGCCGATGCGAATGTCACTCCTTTAGCAGCTACAGGTTCAATTGTAACTGGAAACGAAGAGACCACAGCGGGTGCTCATGTTTTCCCAACAGGAGTAGGTTTAACTGGTTCTACTGGTATTTTAAGGCAAGAATCAGGGTATCCAGTTGTAGGTCAATCTTTAACAAGTTCACTAGGTACTTTAGTTCCTAATGCTGGTGCTCATGTATTTCCAACAGGAGTTTCAGTTACTATTAATCCTGGTACCCCTACAGTATTTGCATATAATGTAGTTGACACTGGAACGCCGGTATCATATAGTGAAACGTCTACAGGGACAGCTGTAACTTATACGGAAGTAGAGGCAGCTTAGGAGAAAATATATGGCATCAAATTATAACTCACTCGGTTTTAATCTTATGACTACTGGTGAAAACGCCGGTACATGGGGTGATAATACTAATCTTAATTTAAATTATCTTAGAGATATGTTTGGTTATACCACTGTCGCAATGACAGGGGATCAAACCTTACTTATACCTGATAATGATACTACTGCACCTAATGGTAGATGTTTTATTATAGAGCTTACTGGCGCTACAGGATCAGCTCATAGAGTTTTAGATATTGCAGCAACGGCTGGATCAGGATCATCTCCTGGAGGTACAGCAGCTATTTTAAAACCATTTTTAATAATGGACAAAACGACTCGTACTGCTTCTTATAATATTACATTTAAAGTTACTGGTCAAACTGGAGTGGTTATACCACCAAATAGTAATGTTTTATGTTACCATAATGGTACAGATATTATCTCTTCTGGCTTGGTTAGTACTAAAGGATCAGCTGCAACTTTAGGCGCTCAACCAGCTTATGGTTTACCATCAGCTGATGGAACATCTGGACAAGCATTAATTACTGATGGTTCAGGAGCCGTGACTTTTGGAGCAGCAGGAATATCAACAGGAAAAGCTATTGCAATGGCAATGATTTTCGGATAATAACAATAAAGGAATTAAATTATGGCAAACCCAAATATAGTAGACGTTGCAACAATTGAAGGCGGGTCGTTAGGTTGGAACCTAACCGACAGTTTAGCTAATCTTGTTACTGTTGCAACTGATTACATTTTAAAAATTAATAGAATAGTAGCAACTAATGTCGATGGCGGAAGTGCCATGGATTTAGATGTAGCAGTTACTTTGGATGGTACTAATGCCACTACAATGACAGGAGTCACTGTAACAGGTGGTGATACAACAATGTATTTAGCTTCAACAATTTCTATTCCAGCTGACGCTTCGTTAGTTGTTTTAGACACTCCAATTTATTTAAGAGCTGCAGATATTCTAAAAGCTAAAGGAAGCACAACTGCAAAAATCGATTTATTTATTTCATTTGAAGTATTAATAGATTAGGAGGTTTATATTATGGCTGGAAATGGCGGAATAATTGGACCTACCAACGATCCCTTTTTTGGGGATCTAGTAACTCAATTCACTGCACCTGGAACTTTTACTGCAACCCTTCCTCAAGGGGATGTTTTAGTTGTTGCTGGTGGAGCAGGTTCAGGAAATTGTGGATCAGGGGCAGGTGGAGCTATTTTTACACCAGCACACCCTTTACCCGGTAGTGCTGTTCCTGTAACAATTGGAGCTGGTGGAGTTGGAGTTCTTAATAGTTCTGATGGAAATGGTTCTCCTTCAACATTTGGTGCTGCTAGTCCTATAACTACTACTGGAGGTGGAAATGGGTCAAGCTGGGGATATGCTGGTCATGCTGGAGGTTCCGGAGGAGGTGGTGGATATACTGACTCTGGAGCTGGTCATCCTGGAGGAGCTGGTACAGCTGGTCAAGGTAATGCTGGAGGAGCTGGATTTAGACCTGCCCCTCAATTTGGTTGTAGGGGAGCAGGAGGAGGAAAAGGAGCAGTAGGTCAAAGTGCTAGTCCTACTCAATCAGGAGCTGGAGCAGTTGGTGTAGATTATGGACCAACTTTTGGATCACAATATGGAGATGCAGGTTATTTTGCAGGAGGCGGTTCTGCAGCAGCAGCTGGTTTAGCTGATGGAGATCCTGCAGGTTTAGGAGGAGGCGGTTCTGTTGGACTATTCCCAGTAGCAAATGGACAAGATAATACTGGAGGAGGAGCTGGAAATGTTGAAGGCGAACCCACATCACCAGGACAAATAGGAACTGGTGGATCTGGAGCAGTTCTTATTAATGAAAGTGGAATAGCTAGGGGTTCAGGTATTTGGACTGTGGAAGAAGTTTATACTTTTGTAAAAGCAGGAAATTGGAGTTAATTATGGCACACTTTGCAAAATTAGATGAAAATAATATAGTTACACAAGTTATTACTTTTTCTAATGATGAAGTAAATGCTAATGGCGGAGATTTATCTATTGAAGCTGAAAACTTTGTTGCAGCTAGACATCCAGGAACTTGGAAACAAACTTCTTATAATAATAATTTTAGAAAAAGATATGCGGGTATTAATTTTACTTATGATCCTGCTAATGATGTATTTATACCACCTAAATCTTTTGCTTCTTGGGTTTACAATTCTACAGAATTTCATTATGAAGCCCCTGTAGAGGAACCTACAAAAGAACAATGTAATTATACTTATAATAATGAGCCTTTCAAATATATATGGGCAAAGTGGGATGAAGACCTGCAAAAATGGACATCACTTCATGGTGATGATTCAGTGTATCAGTGGGATGGAACATCGTGGTCTCCGACTAATTAAGCAACTTAATTAAAAACTATATCTTTTCAATAATATATTATATATAAGTTATTGAAAGTAGATTAAGTGAATTTTAAAAATATATTCTGGTATTTTGATAAAGCTTTACCAAGTAAGCTTTGTGATGACATTATAAAACATGGTAATTCAAAAAAAGAAGAACTTGCCTTAACGGGAGCTCAAGGTGAGAAAAAAGAAAATCAATTAACTGAAAAAGAACTAATGGATCTTAAAAAGAAAAGAGATTCAAATATTGTTTGGTTAAATGATCACTGGATTTATAAAGAAATACACCCTTATGTTCAACAAGCTAATAAATCGGCCGGATGGAACTTTGAATGGGATTGGTCGGAATCATGTCAATTTACTAAATACAAATTAAATCAACACTATGGTTGGCATCAAGATGCGGGCACTGAACCTTACGAAGAAAAAGCAGGGAGTAATTTTACAGGTAAACTTAGAAAGTTATCTGTTGCCATTAATTTATCGGATGAAACAGAGTACGAAGGGGGAGATTTAGAATTTGATTCTAGCACTCCAGAAAAAATAAAAAATATTATCACCCCTAATAATGGAAAATCAAAAGGAACAGTAGTTGTGTTCCCCTCTTCTGTATGGCATAGGGTTAAACCTGTGACAAAAGGAACAAAATATAGCTTAGTTATTTGGTGTTGTGGAAAACCTTTTAAATAATGA